CGGCGGGTGATCACCATGGTTGCCTCGCAGCTGATGAAAACCCAGATCGCCTTGAACTGGATGGGTGGCCTGATCCACATGGCGCCTTCCAACATCCTCGCTCTGCTGCCCAGCCTGGGCCTGTCGAAGCGGGTGTCCGGGCGGATCAGCAAGACCATCAAGGCCACCCCGGAGCTGGCGAAGCGCGTAGCCGCCAGTCGCTCGCGGGATGCGCGCAACACGATGGACACCAAGGAGTTCGAAGGCGGCTCCCTGTACGTCACCACGGCAGGCTCAGCGGCCAACCTGTCCGAGCTGTCGGCGCGCTACATCTACGGCGACGAGGTCGACCGCTGGGAAAACGATGTTGGCCAGGAAGGTGACCCCATCGTTCTGGCGGAAACGCGGGCCACCAACTTCGGCCGCAACGCTAAGATCTACTTCTCCAGCTCGCCGACGATCAAGGGCGCCTCGCGGATTTCGGACTTGTTCGAGTCCAGCGACCAGCGTTACTACTACGTGCCATGCCCCACCTGTGGGCATATGCAGGTGCTGGAGTGGGAGCGGCTGCTCTACAACAATGACTACAGCGCGGTTCACTACCAATGCGCCGCGCCTGAATGTGACGTCCTGATTGAGGAACATCACAAGACTGACATGCTCGCCCGTGGCGAATGGCGCGCCCATGGCAACGGCGATGGCAAGACCGTGGGCTTCCACCTCAACGCGCTGTACTCGCCGATTGGCTGGAAGGACTGGCCCTCGCTGGCCGAGGAGTACGAAGACGCCAAAAAGGCCCAGGCCAAAGGTGACATGGGCCTGATGCAGGTGTTCTACAACACCCGTCTCGCCAAGGTCTGGGACAGCGCGCAAGAGCAAACCAAGGCCGAAGTGCTGATCGCTCGAGCGCGGCTGGAGATCTACACCCTCGGCAGCATGCCGCTGGGTGTGCTGATGCTGACCGGTGCTGTCGACGTCCAGGCCAACCGCCTGGAGTTGATGGTGATGGGCTTCGGTGTCGGCATGGAGCGATGGGTGGTCGACCACCAAATCATCTGGGGCGACCCGGCCGATGAACGCACCTGGGCGGTGTTAGACGAAAAGCTCAAGGCCCGGTATCGGCACCCGTGCGGTGTCGGACTGGCGATTCTGGCGACAGCTGTCGACTCCGGTGGCCATCATACGGATGAGGTTTACCAGTTCTGCCGCTCGCGCCGCTGGCGAAACATCTTCGCCATCAAGGGTGCGAGTAAGCCCGGTAAACCCGTGATTGCCCAGCGGCCGTCAATGCAGGATGTCACCTGGAAAGGCCAGACCGAACGCAACGGTGTCGAGCTGTGGTTTGTCGGCACCGACACGGCCAAAGACTGGATCTACAACCGGTATCCATTCGAGGACGGCCCCGGTTCGCTGCACTTTGCCAACGACCTGCCGGACGAGTTCTTCGCCCAGTGCGTGGCCGAGCGCAAGGTGGCCCGCTACGTCAAAGGCTACAAGCGTATCGAGTGGGTCAAGGGCAAGGCTGAGCGCAACGAAGCGCTCGACCTGATGGTGTACTGCCTGGCAATGGCGCATTACCTGGGTATCAATCGCTACCAGGAACACGACTGGGAGCGGGTACGCCAAGCGCTGGCGCAGTCCGGTTTGTTCGACGATGTGTTGGGCGTCAAGCCCGTACAAGGCGAGCGTGTCGACGATGACGAAACGCCGGCACCGGTTGCGGCGCGTCAATCGCTACCAGCACCGCCACCTGCTGCCCCGGCCGCCCAGCCACGACCCGCTGCACCCCCACAACGCCGCAGCTCCACCAGCGGCTACCTGAAGAGACGCTGATATGTCGTTTACCCCCAAGCACCTCGAAGCCATCGAGCGCGCCATTGCACGCGGTGAAAAGACCGTGCGCTACAGCGACCGCACGGTGGAGTACCGCTCTATCGACGAACTGCTCAAGGCCCGCGACGAGATTCGCACGTCGCTGAGCCAAGCCGCCGGCCCGCGCTCTCGCGTGATCCGACTTACCCACGGAGGCAAGGGAATCTAATGGCCCGACATTATCCGACGCTGACCCGTAACGGATTCTTGCTGCCGTCGAACATCAAGGCCAGTTACGAAGGCGCCGGTGAGGGCCGACGTTCGGCCAGTTGGGAGGCTACGGACAACGGCATCAACAGCATCAACACCCCGGCCCTGCGCAACCTGCGTGCGCGTTCGCGGGCGGCGGTGCGCAATGACCCTTACGCTTTCAACGTCATCGACAAACGCGTCAGCAACCTGATCGGCACCGGTATCACGCCCAGACCGACCACGGACGACGCAGATCTGCGCAAACTCCAGCAACAGCTGTGGGATGACTGGGTGGACGAGGCGGACGCTGACGAGCTGACCGACTTTTACGGCATGCAGGCCCTGGTGGCGCGCACCGTTGAAACCGCCGGTGAATGCTTCGTGCGGTTGCGTCCACGTAGCCCAAGCGAAGGCTTGGCGGTGCCGCTGCAGCTGCAGGCGCTGGCTCCTGAGTTTGTTCCTCACGACAAGTTCGAGACGGCCAAAAACGGCAACGTGATCCGCGCCGGTATCGAGTTCAACCCGGCCGGTAAGCGTGTGGCGTACTGGATCTATCTTTCCCATCCGCGCGACTCGTCGTCGCTGAACGCAGGTTACAACCAGTTGGTACGTGTGCCGGCTACGCAGGTGTTGCACATCTTCGAACCGATGGAACCGGGGCAATTGCGCGGTGTGCCACGTCTGGCCCCGGTGTTGAAGCGGCTGCGCAGCCTCGACAATTACGACGACGCCGTGCTGTTCCGCCAAGAGGTGGCGAACCTGTTCGCTGGCTTCATCAAGCGCCCAGCCCCGGACAGCGGGCAGCAACCTCGCGACCCTGTCACGGGGCAATTGCTCACCACCGACCGCGACGGCTTCACGCCAATGGTCGCCCTGGAACCCGGCACCATGCAGGAGCTGGGGCCAGGTGAAGAGGTGGAGTTTTCCAAACCACCGGATGCTGGCAACAACTATCCGGACTTCATGCGGCAGCAACTGATGGCTGCTGCGGCGGGTTCGGGTACGCCTTACGAGATCCTCACCGGCGACATGCGCGAGGTCAACGACCGGGCGCTGCGGGTGGTGCTCAACGAGTTCCGGCGGCGTCTGGAGCAACTGCAGTTCGGCGTGTATGTGCACCAGTTGTGTCGCCCGGTGCGGGCTGCTTGGATGGACATGGCGGTGTTGTCCGGCGCCCTGGTGCTGCCGGACTACGCGCAACGTAGACGCGAATATCTGCGCACGCGTTGGGTACCGCAGGGATGGGCCTACATCCAGCCGGTGCAGGACGTACAGGCGCGGCGGATGGAAGTGCAGGCGGGCTTTGCCTCGCGCAGCGAGATGGTGCTGCGTACCGGTTACGACGCGGAAACGGTCGATACGGAAAACGCGGCCGATCTGGTCCGAGCCACCGAACTCGGCCTCAACTACACAACTCTTGAAGCCATCGAGGTGATCGATGACAAGGAACAACCATGAGCAAGAAAGCCAAACCTCGCGTTTATGACAAGGCCGGCAAGCAGGTCAAGGTCGCCGACAAAAGCTGGTACACCCTCCAGGCCAGCGGCGAAGCCGAGCAACGCAACATTGAAATCTTTGTGTACGGCGAGATCGGCGCCTGGGGCGTCACCGCC